TAAACATCTAATTGATTATACTTCTGCCAAGGCCTGGTCTTCCACATGCGTATATGTGATATAATGAACACATCAATGGGTAGCTTATGTGTTTCAATATGTTCGCACAATAGATATGCTAGAAGTGCAGAGTCTGCACCCCCGGATAGTGATATAGCTATAGATTGTACATCATTCTCAAAGGGTATACTGACCCCGTCTACTATAAATTCATTCATGTCTGTACCTTATTAATGGGCTTAACCCTACTGGCTGATTGTCTCGTAATGCTAGATAGATACTATTAGTGGGGGTTAAGTTAAAGTCTCTGCATATTCTATAATATGTCTCACTGTACTTGTTCCATAAGTAATCAATTGGAAGATTACGGATAAAGTGTAGCCCGATCATTGCTGGAGCGCGTAGGTTCATGTTAAAGTCATTCATTATTGTAACAGAGTCAGTAGTCTTTTGTCTAGTATAGCGGAGTCCTACGCGATTCCACCCTAATCCTAAACCCTTACTTAAGCTAATACCCACTGATTGTATGCTAGGATGAGTAAAGTCGAAGGATATATCTCGACAGCACGTAAGCCAGGCCCCGTCTATATGTACTGGGATATGTTTCTCTGAGCATTCTTCTAGTAGCTCTGTCATGTTATTATGTACGGCCCCGGTGCTAGGGAACGGCATGGCTATGATTAATGGAGTATTATGTTGTAGCTTTCCCAATGTCAAGACCGTAGCTAACCCTAGACGCTCATGGTAACGATACTCACCGGCCAAAACTTGTACCGGGCCGCACATATAAAGGTTGTCAATATATTGGGTGCAACCGTTTATAATGTCTATGTGATTAAAACTGTCTAACCCTTTTAACATATTTAATGTACTACCATTAAAGTAATTGTCTGCTTCTATCTTAAAGTTACTGTATACATCATTAGAGATATCCTTGGACAATTTCCCAGACAATACATCCTGGATCATACTCTCTATATGATTGTCTGATAATGGACTAGGACGATCTATTTCTAGATAACATTCATCATAGTCAGGGGCTATTCTTATTCTTTCCATTACAGTCGTTCAATCGATATAATCTGATCTTTGGGGGTAGAGTATATGTCTGGTAATACGCCGCAACTACGCGCACAGGTGATTAGCTTGTTATCATTCCAATAGCTATCCCAAACCGTTTGATACTCTGTACTCTCCATAATGTCTCTAATACTCTGCTTAGTAGCATCTAATCGATCAATCCCACCCAATGATTCTACTAACTCATAGTATTGATTAGTAATCTCATATCTAATGTGCTGTAACTCTGCTGCACGATCAACCGGATGATATGGAAGTAATGCTAGCCAGCAGCAGGGAAACACATTACCCTGAGCAGTTATATATATTTCTTTAAGTTTTAATGCGTAGCAGTCTATAGTAGACTCCCGCATGATTAGCTTATAGTTATCAATGACTTTCTTGTCAATGAACTTAATCTCACTGTACTTACTTGGCTCTAGATTGTATATAACCTCACTATTTTTATTAAGTACTTCGAACTCTGGCTTCATTAAGAATCTACTACTGTCCTTCATAGTGAATACTTTGAAGTTTAATTGNGTAGCTAACAGCCTGGCCTGATCTACTTGATGTTCATTATGCTTAAATCTAATGTAAGCCCATTCTGCATTGCCCCCTGCTTGAATGAACGCGGAAGCATTCTCAATGATCTTGTTAAAGTCTGTACCCACTCTGTATATAGAATGAGTATCTTCTAGCCCATCTATAGCAAATACTACTGCATGATCTTTGGGTAATGCACTGTATAGTTCTTTCCACCATGCTGTATTACGCAGACTACCATTAGTATGTACGCGAATGCTAAGTGCAGGGTTAACTGACGCACTATATCGGATCATTTCGATCAGATTGTTATTTAATAATGGATCGCCGTAATTACCGCAGAAGTAAATCATCTTAACTTGATTCAATACTTCATGTGATATGATTGTTTTATACTGTTCTAATGTCCAGCTATCTAGGGGCAGTAATTCATTAGTAACTCCCCCGTGTATGTTACGGGTACACATGGGACATGATGCTTGACAGTTGCTGGTTATCTCTAGATGTATTTGATTTAATTCATTGAAGTGGAACATTCTATATTTATTGGCTATTCCAGCACCCAATTAAGTTTCCGTATTCTTTCTTTCATATTGATCACGGGGCAGCGAGAACTCAATCTTCTTGCTGACTCCGCATGTTCTAGCGCATATAAGCAACTTCTTAGTGGTCCAATACTCATCCCACATGTTTTGATACTCTGTGCTGTCCATAATGTCTTCTACTGTGCGTAATAGTGTATTGACTTCTCCTATAGTGTTAACCATATCTAAGTGCTGGCTCATCATTGTATCAGTGATTGATTTAACCTTATCCGAATGAAACCCGCTAATACGCTCACTCATGTAAGGAATGCTAGCAGTATGGCAGCAGGGGTATAGATTACGATGTGCATCTATATAGATTTCCTTGTCTTGCTTAGCCTTACAGTCTATCACAGTATCTTTCACTATGTCGCGGAAAGACTCAATAGTCTTTAAGTCAATGAACTTCATTGGAGTATCTGTAGCCGGTTCAATACTATGAGTATAGTTACCCATCTTGTCTACTACATCAACCTTAGGCTCTATAATAAATCTACTAGAATTCTTCACTGTAAACTCTTTAAAGCCCATGGCCATAGCATTATGTCTAGCTTGTTCTACTTGATGTTCATTGTGCTTAAATCTAATGTAAGCCCATTCTGCACTGCCACCGGCATTAATAAACGTCTTAGCATTACGCACTACGGTATCGTATGTTGTTCCTACCCTATATAGACTATGGGTATCACTTAACCCATCTAATGCGAATGTCACTAAATGATTAACGGGCAATGCTTTAGCTAGTCTAGTCCACCATTCACTGTTCCGTGCACCTCCATTGGTATGCACACATATATATAACTGTGGGTTGATTGCTGCACTATATTCGATCATCTCTATTAAATCATTATTCATCATAGGATCGCCGAAGTTACCGCAGAATCTATAACGCTTAATCTGTTTCAATACAGTGGGTGAGAGTATTGTTTTAAACTCATCTGTTGTCCAATTGGTAACACTAATCAATGGGTTCTCTAATCCCCCATTAACGTTGCGACTACACATTGGGCATGACGCTTGACAGTTATTTGTTATCTCTAAGTGTATGTCTTCTAGTTGATTGAATCGTATCATAGTTCACCTATAACCATGTAGCGGGTATACAGGGGTAGTTCTAATTGTCCAGACCATAACACATTACCCAATTGACACTGCTGTTCAAAGTCTTCTAAGCTATTACTTGTGCGTACATGTTCGGGTATGTCATAGTTGTTGCTTTGCAAGCAGATTAAGCTGTTATAGGGTAATCCACTTAGCCACAACTCATACTCATCCTGTGTTATATGCTCACATGATGTATTGATTACAATATTTGCGTCAGANCGTATGTCAGTCATGTTACATGTAACGGCTTTGTATCTATTCTCTAGCTGTTCTTTACGGTTCATCATGTTGCTTATAGACTCACACCACGGGTCAATGTCTATAGAACGTATAGTGGTAACTGGGATACTACTCTGAAACATCATACTAGCAAGCACTCCCACCCATCCCCCGTGTATGTCTACTGTAGAGGGTAGGGTAATGTAGTTAGATAAGTTATCAATTAACCACTCTTTGCTTTGTATCTGGCCAGCCCAGAATGCGTCTAGTGTACGCTTAGTGTCATTGCTATTTCTAATCGCGCACATCCAATAGTGCAAATGCTCTGTGTCTATATTCATTTAATATTCTCTGCTATCTGCTCTGCTAGCTTTCCCAATGTAAGTCGTCCAGGATGTGACATATCTCTTGCCTGATCTACCCAATGCACTTCTGGTAGTTGTAGTTTAAGTGTAGTTTCATCAAAGAAACTAGCTTCATAGTACTTTGTCTTTTCCCACATCATCTTGCTAATTCGTTGACACATTAACCCATGCACTAGCGGATGTGACTGGTCTTCTGTGTATAAATCCATATGCCCCTTAGACGGCATATTCCAAGAACCGTGATGCACTACGTTCTTCGTGTTATAGTATGTAGTTCTTTGCAAGCTGCTCCATAATTGCACTACTGCTTTGGGGGTAGGATAGTTTTCATTAAGTATGACACTGTTGTATAGAGAATACTCCATGGATGAAGCACCGATGCCCATGTTGATAACGGGCATGTTAATTAACTTAGACAATTGACTAGACAGTGTATCTTCTTCGCGGATCCCGATCCCGAATACATTACTGCACCCGAATATTACAGCAGAGTTAGCCCAATCAACGGTTTCGAACTCAACGGTTCTATATCCTAATTTATTAAGACTATACTCTACATTGTGTGTACGATAGAACCAGTCTTCGGGTTGAGTACTCAAGTTAGCTTTAAAGTCTGCTTCATTGTCAGTTCCACTCCAACTTCCGTACTGTTTAGGCCCAACGGGTAGAAAGTACCCCTTGCGTATACGATCGGCTGTACTGTCCCATACAAAGTCATAATTCTTACTCATAGTTTTTCTTTCGGTATCTTGCTGTCTGCGCTACTAACGCATGATTGTGTAGTGCAGACTGTGGGCTTGTCAAAGATAGTAAACCCTTTGCTTATTGTTCCGAGGGGTAAGTCTCCGCAACTGTATGAGCGCTTTACTTCGTCACTGCGTATAACTATACCCTGATAGCCACTGTTGCACATCCATCCTTCGAACTTGTTAAACCCAAACGCATTAAAGCGTTCAGCTTGATCTAGCCAATATACCTTATTGTTATCGTCTATTAGCTTAACTTGTAGTACGGGTTCATCGTTAGCACTTTGGGGGTAACCGTTACGCATTATCTGTATCATCTCGTCAGTATACCCCGAGACTATATGACTAGCTGTTGGGTCTGACTGTGGCTTTAATGTGACATTGATTCCCCTAGCATGAAATCGGTTAAGTCTTTCATAGCTCTCAAAAAAAAATTCGGGGACCATAACTTGATTAACCGTTACATATACTTGCTGTTCCATAAGAGCTAATATCTTGTCACCGAATTCATTCTCTTTAGCAAACTCACTGTGATAGCTAGCAGTAAGACTTCTACGCTGTAGCATGTCTGTAGCTTTCTCCCATCGTAGCCACCAATTGATGCTGGGTGACAGATTAGTAGTCATGTGGACACTCTGATAACCCTCTACTGCACCCTCATCCAGATGCTGTGTAAGCTCTAGTAAGTGCTTGTATGCTGTGGGTTCGCCCCCACTGAAAGACCAATGAAACTTGTTAAACCCATTACGTCTAGCTTGCATCTTGATATTGTCTATAGTGTTCTTATATACTTCTAGCTCTTGGTGATCGGGTATGTTACTGTTAGCGTATGGCCAGCAATAGCTACAACTGTAGTTGCAGAAGCGTCCTAGTATCCAGCTAACTGTGAACAAGTCCATGTCCATCATGTTAACTTGCCCGAACTTAACTATCTTGTTAAACGGGATATCACTGAAATTGTTTGTCATATTCACTTCTTAACCATTCATAGTCGTTAATCTTTGCTAACTTTGTCTTATCGTTACGATTAGCTTCCCCGTATACTTTACCCATCAATGCGCCCTTAATCGTTTCACGACCGTATACTTCTTCTGATCCAACGCTGCACCATGTGTACAGTCTGTCTATGGACTCATTTGATTGTTGTCTGTCAATGATTTGACTAGATAACTTAACGCATTCACGAAACGCTGTACGCCATGCACTGAACTCATCTGTGTTGTACTGATGTATATTGCTGATAATGTTAATGGGTTCATACAATGTACTGATACTTGTTGTCATATCTATGTTGTTTTTGCTCATTCTTAGTGTAGCAAGACGGGGTAATAGCTTGATACCACCGTGACCGTATACTAGCTTGTTAACAGGGTTGATTGCTCTGAATACTCTAACTGTGGGTTGCTCGTAGAAGTTTACGCTATTGTAAACAAAGTTAAAGTCATCATGTACTATTGCGTCCCCATCTACTGCCCAGAAGTAGTCAGTCTGGCACATTCTAGCTGCTTGCATNTGTGCATTGTGTATTCCCTGTGCCCCTGCTAATAGTTTAGTACGTGGNAANCGTTCTTTAACTTTATTATAGTTTTCTTCAGAATTTATCTCGTGATTGTGTATGAATACTATATCGTACTCTGGAACATAGTTTACAGGGCTGCGTACTGGGTTGCTGATGCGTGTTCTATAGCTACTACTGTTCCATCCGGGTATTGCTATAGAGATGTTATCATCACCGGTACGTTCTCTGATGAGCATACCCAACATGTTAACTTCTTCTAATACCGTGTTAGCTAATGCACTAGTAACATGCTCATATAGTTTGTTTAAGAAATCAAAGTTCTTTACGTTGTGTGATCCGTCCCACTTATTAACTCTCAGCATATAGAAAGCTAGTCTTGCGCCGTATAAGCAATAGACACCGTTCTCAAGGTCATCACCCACATGCATCCAGCGATATAGTCTGTCATAGTTGCGCCAGTCTATATTCTCATCCTGACTTAGCTTGATAACTTCCCGAAACCCGGCGCGCCATGCTTGTAATGGGCTACCGTTGATATGTAAGTCGCTACCCACGTTGTTTAACTCTATGTACTTGCTTAACGCAAAGTCAATGCTATCCTCAGATCCATTCTCATGCGTTTGCATCTCATTGATATGCAGTACTGGCCAGCATTTGATGCCCCCGTTCCCATAGCTTGTTCCGTTCACTATGTTGTACCCACTATAGCTTATAACGTCCTCGTCACTGTACTCAATGTCTATGTCAGTGGTGTAGAAGTTGTCTCTTACCCAATTGTCGCCGTCTATGATGACAACACGGGCAGTCTGTGCAATTTTTGCACATTCCTTATGAGCAGTGTCGCTACCCTCTACTCCGTGCACTCTAAGAGCATTCGGGTTGAGGGTTAGTAAGTGTTGATAGTTTTCTTCACAGTTGGGTTCGTCATAGCTGAGAAACACTGTGGTATAGTCTGAAGGATTAAATCGCATAACATATTTATAGCGTAAATACGTGATGCTTAAGATTATTAGTTCTCCTCCCTTTGATGACTACAGCAAGAAGTTGTTCTTTCAGATGTTTGGGAAGAAGAAAGAACTAGGGTTAACTGATGCTAGCTTTGTCTATCTATGGACAGGGTCACTCAGTAAT